TTAAGCAGAAGCCCACTAGGTGAGCGTATAAAAAAGTTACTGCAAGAAGTAAACACTATTAGTGCAGGTCAAAATGCCGCTAAATTGCAACAATTTGGTGGTAAGATTCAAGAAATACAAAATAAGTTATATCGAGATAGCTCATATGGTGTGCAAGTAGAGGCCACACTATCCAAGGATGTAAAAAATTTTTTAATAGGTGCACAAGCTGTAGTAGTTATTATACAAGAGCGTTTAGAAAATCAGTATAAGTATGGCTCATTAATAGAAGGAAAGCTAGGTAACGAAATACTAGACTTACTACTAGAGTTAGGATTTTCAAATAGTTTGGAAGAAGATATAGACGAAATATTTTCTAGCTATATTTTAACTGGTACAAGCAATGTAATTGCTAAAAAGTCTAAAGGCTTTGCTATAGCTTTAAATGGCACTAAACCCAAATTTGTAAAACCTAATGTACCTAGTGCTATCAAAATACCTGCCAGCAAAACCTATAAACCTGGCCTAGCAGCAGATAATCTAGTAAGCTTACAAGCACTACTAGACCTAAGACTAGTAGAAACCATAAAACAAAATATGGGTACTGGCGGTAGACGTGATATACTTAACCTACGCAGCGGCAGATTTGCAGAAAGCGTCAAGGTAGAGCGATTAAGTAGTAGCAGACAAGGCATGATAACAGCATTTTATAGTTATATGCGCAATCCATATGCTACTTTTAGCAGTGGTGGACGACAAGAACTGCCTAGAACTAGAGACCCTAAACTGTTAATTAGCAGGTCAATTAGACAAATAGCAGCCCAAATAGTCGGCAATAGATTAAGGGCACAACTAGTATGAGTAAAAGAGCAAGTATAGTCAGGGCCCTGGCTACAGCGTTTAAAAGTATAGATGGTACTGGGCCTTATAAAACCAATCTATATAACAATAGTTATGCCAAGTTAAAATTCTGGGATGAAATACAAGATTTTCCCAGTGTATATATGACACCAGGCAGTGAAGCACGCGAATACTTACCCAGCGACTTTAAGTGGGCTTATTTAGCGGTTAGCATTAAAGCATATGTCAAAGATGAAGAAAATGCTCCTGAGCTACTAGAGCAGCTGCTTGAAGATCTAGAAACTTGTATTGACAGCAACAGAGAATTAGTATACGACGTGGACAACAATTTATCAACAACAGAAATACTAATACAACAGATAACAACTGACGAAGGTCTATTAGCACCTTATGGTGTCGGTGAGATCAATCTACAGGTGCGATATGCACTTGAATAACGTGTGAGGCATCGACACAGATAAAAGTCTAGTAGACGTGCCAAGCGTTACAACTTAAAAGGAATGACTATGGCAGTTAATTTAATTCGTAATAGTAGAGTTTTCTTTACTACAAACGTAGACAGTGCTGGTAACGTTCGACTAGGCTATACACCTAGCGGTATAAAATTATCAGATAGTAGTAATGGATTTACTACTAGTAATACATTTGAAATTCAGGTGTTAGAGGGACTAACCTTTACACAAAATACTACCAGCGATACAGTTACACTTAGTGAAACTGGTGATGCACCTAATCGTGGTCAGCGCAGCTTTAACACTGCCCTAGAACCAGTTGATTTTAGTTTTAGTACTTATGTACGCCCCTACAAGAAAAGTGGTGGAACCGGTGGAGCATACCCTAGTGGTGGTTTAGTAACCTGTGAAGAGCGATTTTTATGGAACGCTTTTGCTAGTTCAGCAGCTATAGGTAGTGCTTCTGGTGGAGTAGTAGGTACTCAAGGTTCAACAGCTTGGTATGAGTCTAGTAGTGCGGCCGAATTTATTCTAGCAGCTAGTAATAAAAATCAACTACAAGCTTTTGGCTTAATTATTGCATTTAGCGACCAAGTATATGTTATTGATAACTGTGCTATGGATACAGCTACTGTTGACTTTGGTATTGATCAAATCGCTGCTATTCAGTGGGCTGGTAAAGGCACACTGATTCGAGCAATTAGTAACTTAGTAGTTGATGCCGCTAGCGCCGGAGAAATTGCATTTAGTAATAGAGAAATATTAGCTTCTGCAATGGTTTTAGGTCGCACATATGCAATTTCTAACTTGGGTGCAACTAATGCAACTGGCTGGACTGCAGCTGGTGCAGATGCCTCACCTGCTGTTAATGAGCTTTTTGTTCACAGCGGAACAGCTATAACAGGTGATGCCACAGCAAAAGTTAGAGAGGTAGTCGTGCATGAGGCGGCCGGAGCAAGCACTAATAAATCTATGGCTAAAAATGTAGATGGCAGATATATTACTAATAAATTAAGTGTACTTGCACTAGATGATACTATTGCAGGAACAACTGATGATTATAAATTCGCTATTACAGGTGGATCAATTACACTAGCAAATAATATTACGTATATTACACCAGCTAACCTAGGTCAAGTAAATATCCCAATTACTTATTACACAGGTACACGCAGTGTAACGGGTACATTCAATGCTTACTTAAAGAGTGGCACAGCAGCTAGTAGCAAAACAAGTGGACAACTACTAGAGGATTTATTAGCCAGTAGTAGTACAGATGTTGAGCCTAGCTTTGCTATTGAATTCGACATGGGCGGCACTAGCGGTACTTATGTTAAGTTCTATGTACCAGCAGCAGTGTTGCAAATTCCTACTGTTAATACTGAACAAGTTATTAGTACAACTATTAACTTTACAGCACAAGGTTATAATACTACTACCAATACTTTCGACATTGAAAAAGACAACGAACTTAAGGTTACTTATAACTGCGTAGCAGTTTAATAGTACAGCAGGTGCCGGTTTACGCCGGCACCAAATTTTCGAGTAATTATATTTATAACGCAGGAAACACATGGCACAGGATATTAGCCTAAAATCACTATTAGTACCAAGTAAAACAGTTACAGTTGAGTACCCTGGTTTTCCAGATTTTAAATTAGAGTTGAGTTATGTAAGCCGTGAAACACTAATTAATCTTAGAAAGCGCGCAACTAAAACTATATTTAAGGGTCGTCAAACAACCGAAGAATTTAATGAAGATTTATTCTTAGAACTATACTGCGATGCAGCTATTAAGGGTTGGACAGGATTAAAGTTTAAGTATATTAATCTATTAGCACCTGTTGATGTATCACAGTTTGATCCAGACGACGAACTTGGTTTTTCCAAAGATAACGCACTCCTACTAATGAAATCAAGCAGCGATTTTGACAATTTTGTTAGTGACAGGGTAAATGACCTGGGAAACTTCAGCAAGAACAGCTAGAAGAAATACAGGCTAAATTTAAAAGTTACTTGGCTAATGGTAGTTTAGGCATGACCAAGGAGCAGTACTATGAAATGTGCGAGCAAATGGGTACTGAGCCAAACGAAGATGAATTACCTGTTGAAATAACTGACTTCTATCCAGAAGTACAGCTGCTACTTAGCATATACGGAATCTTACGCGACGAGTGGGAATTTATAGGTGGAAATTATTTAGGTAAAAATTTAAATGGTATCCTAGACCTGTTTGACGTATATGAAGTAGACAGTTTAGATAAAAGATTTTATTTACAAATTATACACCTATTAGATAGTGTGCGTATTGAATATATTAGGCAAAATCAAAAACAAGAAAAACCCGCTAAAACCTAGCGGGTTTTTTATTACTCAAAATATTTTGGTTTGACATACACTAGCTTTAGTGTTATAATTGAACTAACAATTTGGCAGTGTTGGAAATTTAACTCCACTGGAGTAGTTATGGCCGGAAAAACATTAGAATATGACTTAAAGGTACTCGATAAAAGCAAAAGTATGCAACAGCGTACTAAAGATGCCAAAGAGTATAACAATGAGTTAAGTCGTTCAGAAAAATTAATGCAGCAGTCAAGACGTGCTGCTTATAAACAAGAATCTGTAGATTATGGAGCCACACGTGCGCTTGCTATGGGCACGGGTGCGTCTGGTCGCGATTTTGCCAAAGAAGCACAAGGCCTTGGCGGTTTAGTTAGATTGTATGCTACATTTGCTGCTAATATATTTGCTGTAACAGCCGCATTTCAGCAGCTTAGTAAGGCTATGGATACTACAAACATGGTACGTGGTATGGAGCAACTAGGTGCACAAAGTGGCATAGCACTTGTAAATATTAGTAAAAATTTAGTTGCTACTACAGACTATGCTATTAGTATGCGTGAAGCAATGGAAGCTACGGCTATGGCAACTAGTGCTGGATTAAGTGCACAACAACTACAAGACGTAGGATTAGTAGCTAAAAATGTATCACAAGCACTTGGCAGAGATGTTGTAGATAGTATAACTCGTTTAACACGTGGTATAGTTAAATTAGAGCCAGAATTATTAGACGAACTTGGATTATTTACAAAAATTGGTCCCGCTACAGAAAAGTATGCACTTAGCATAGGCAAAAGTGCTAGTCAGCTAACAGATTTTGAACGTCGTCAAGCATTTGCTAATGCAGTTATTAAAGAAGGCTTAGATAAATTTAGCTCAATAAAACTAGAAGCAAATCCTTATAGCAAGTTATTAGCTACCTTAAAAGATGTAGCACAAGCTGGATTAGAGTTAATAAATAAAACATTAACTCCTTTAATTAAACTACTTAGTGAGAGCCCAACCGCACTAGCAGCTATATTAGCTGGTATTGCTATTTCACTAACAAAACAAGCATTACCAGCAATAGCTAACTTTAATCAAGCAATGAGAGATAGTGCTAAAGAAGCTGTAGAAGCTGCTACTAAACGCGCTTTAATGGTTGAAAAAGTGTTAAAGCGAGAGGTTAGTTTAAGAAAAGCTGCTGCAGATGCTGGTGCAGAAGCAGAAAGTATGCGTTGGGAAGCAACCACACAGCGGTTAGAGGCATTAGCAAAAGATAGAGCAGAACGCATTGCTAAAGCTAGTAGATCTAAAGAAGGTCAAACAGTAGTACAAGGTATTTTACAAAAGTCTGTAGCCGAAATTACAGCTACAGATTTAGCAACACTTGATCAATTAGGAAAACGTCAAACAAAAGTTGCGGGATTATATAGAGAATTAGCAGATGCTAAACGGGAATATGATAAAGAAGCACAAAATTATGAAGCCGGTAGACAGGCAGCGGAAAAATACTATAATAGTCAGCAAAGTTTACTAACAACAACTGGACGTTTATTTTATCAAGTACAGCAAGAGAATCAAAGAGCTAGAAGTGCAGAAATTACTTCTAATGCGGCCGCAACCACAAGTTTACTAGGTGTTAGAGCAGCTTGGAAGCAATTGAATGACGATATAGCAAAAGCTAGAAGTGGTCCGCAAGTTAAAATTATTAAAGAATTAGACGACGCAGGTAAAGAAACAGGAAATACTTTTGAGTATACTGTTGATAAAATGAGTGCTTTTAGAGCAGGAACAACTCGTTTGGTTGGTAGTATAAAAATAGTTACGCAAGCATTAGCCAGTGCAGTTGGATTTCTTGGTACCTGGGCTCAAATTATTGCAATTGTAGGTACTACTATTGGTGGTTTATATAGTTATTTTGCCAAAGCTACAGAAGCCCTAGATAAATTTGATAAAACAATAGACGATAACTTAGCTAGTATTAAAAATTTAAAAGACACTGTTAATGCAATATTTGACAAAGCTCCTAGCAGAATATTTGAAAGCGCCTCAATAAGTGCACAAGCAAATGCTGTTAATGGATTAGCCGATAGTTTAAAAAATATGCGTAAAGCTGCTAGCGATGCTTATAGCGAGTTAGACAATCGCGGAAATATTTTTGAAAAAATCTGGGAAGGTCTAAAAATGGTAGTAGGTCAGGGCATAGACCAACGAGCCATGACAAATATTTCTAGCTCTATAGTTCAACAAATAGACGCATTGTCTAGAACTTCAATGGGTTTAGATACGCTAGCTAAATATGGGAGAATTCTAGGGGTTGAAGATCCTTCACAAAATATAGATAAAGTAGTAGTTGCTCTTAAAAAATTAAGTCCAAATAGTAAAGTTATTACCTATTTATCTGATGCATGGCAGGAATACGCTGATCGATTAAAAGTTGCACAGCGAGAACAAGAGAACTTTACTGAGAGCTTAAAGAAAACAGACGAGTCTTTTCAAAGATTTATGCAGCAATATGCAATAAATGATCCCCTTACAAGATTTGTTATTGATGCTACAAAAAGTCTAGGTGATTTTTCAAAATTAATAGCTAGCCCAAATATAGAGCAAAATTTAGGCGGAATACTACAACTACTTGATAAAATGAATTCTATACCATTTTTTAGTGGTGAACAACAGCAAGAATTACAGCAAGCAGCAATGTCAATTAGACAATTAAATACTGATCTTGGTAATAGTTCGAAAATTAGAGATGATCTAATAAAGAAACGCAGTATAGCAGGAGAGAAACTTGCTGAATTAGGAACTGACGGGCCGTTTGCTAGTAGTCAAAAGGCTCAAGATTTACGTAATGAAATGCAAGATTTAACTGGCAGAATATTAGATGAATCCGTTAAAGCCCAAAAATATCAGCAAGGTATTAGAGCTGAGGCGGATAAATTTATTCAAAGCATACCACAAACTATAGGTAAATATACTCAGTACTTTTCAAATATTATTCAAGCTACGCTTGCTAAAGGTGCTACACAATATCAACAATATAGTCTTTCAAAAATTACAGAATTTTTACCTGAGGCCGCAGAACGTGTAGCACAACTAAAAGTACAGGAAATTAATACTCAAATTAATTTAATTGATACAAACTTACAGTTAATTGCTACAATTAAAGAATCCGACGCACAGAGACGAGCTTTAGAATACGAACGCAGTATTAATGAAGCTAGATCAAAAATGGATATACTTAATATAGCCGCAGGAGGAGAACCAGGCGACCCTAAAGCATCGGTTGCTGCAAGAACTAATGCTTTTGGGCCTGTTATAACGGTTTTACAGCAAAATATTCAGCAATTTGAAAAATATCTTAAAGAAGCACAAGGTGAGTCACAAGCATACAAAGAATTAGCAAAGCGGCCTGGCGTCAATATTATGGATTTGATACGTAGTACTGGAGCAAGCCCAGGAATAGCTAGTGCATTACAAGAATTTGCTAGTAATCAAGCAGGTGGTCGCCAACAACGAAATGTTCTTAGACAACAAGCACAAATTGAATCAAGCGAAGGCCGTTTAGCCAGACTAGATGCAGAATTAAATTTAACAAAACGCATTAATGAATTAACTAGACAAGGGCAAGATTTAGCTGATGAGCGTACTAAAACAGAAAGTACCTTAAAAGATTTGTTTGCTGAGGAAAGAGCTATTATTGAAGATAGTGCATCTAAAGCAAAAATAATTCGTGACTATGAAAAAGAACTTGAGGATATTGAAATAAGACGCAAAAATGCACAAGCACGAATTGACGAAGCATTTAAAGGTAAACTTACCAGTCAACAAATGGAACAAGCTGGTATCGCACAATCTAACTTAAATACTGAAATTTCTCTAGCAAAACAAAATGCTGAGCGAAGAAAAGGTAATAAGGAACTAGATTTAAGTATTGTACAAACTAATAGATTAAAAGATATAAATTATGAAGTTTCCCAAGGAGTGATTGAAACAAACAATAAACTTGATGATATTCAATATTCGCTGAGAAGTGAAAGATTAGATACTGAAAGTCAAATATCACAAATATTACACGATAGAGGGCTTTTGTTAGACAATGAATATCAATTGCTTAAAAAATCAGAAGCTATTAGAAAAGTACAGCTAGAAACAGAACGCGATAGGCTAAGAATAAATAGAGACGCAGATGCTAAATTAGCAGCACTAGAAAAACGTCGGTATGACAAAGATCCTAGATTAACTGAAGAAGGTTATAAAATAGCTAGAGACGGAATAGAGTCTGTAAGAAAAGCAGAACTAGCCGCAGCCACAGAAGGTGAAGCTAGTAAATTAAAATTAATTGATCTAAATAATGAATTGTCCAGTTCTCAGGAAAAATATAGAGATCTTTTAAAAGGAACAGTAGACAGTTTAACAGATGCTATTGTTAATTTTGCTAAAGGTAGTAAAACGGCTTTTAAAGATTTTATATATGAAGCACTAGCTGGATTATTAAAGTTGCAATTACAGCTTACTCTTATGGAACCATTAAAGCAATCTTTAATGTCAAGATTTTTCCCCAGTGCTATTGCAGCAACAGGTACGACTGCAGCTGCAACCTCAACACCATTTTATTTACCAGGAGCAGCAGCAAAAGGAGCACTATTTACTAGTTCTAGCGCAATGTTTGCAGGTATGGATAAGTATGCAAAAGGTGGTTTATTAAATAGTCCTACTCTATTTGCACATAGTGGTGGCAGCAGAATGGCTGTAGCTGGAGAAGCTGGTCCTGAATTTGTTATGCCAGCTGTTAAAACTAGTAACGGTTCATTTGGCGTACGAGCAACTGGTGGAAAAACAGAAATTAATATCTACAATAATACTCAAGCCAATGTTGAAGCTAAGGAAACAGTAGATAGTAGAGGTAACCGTAGCTTTGATGTAATTATTAGCGAAATGGTAGCAGGAAATATGGCTCAACCTGGAAGCCCTATGCAAAATTCTTTGCGGGGTAATTATGGATTAAGCCCAGCATTAGTAAGGAGATAGTATGGCCTATACATACTCGTGGACAGCATTAAGTTTACCACAAGTACCTCAAAAAGGTTTTAGTGAAAATCATGGAGCACTTATCCAAAGAACTAGTATGGATAAAGGCCCTGCCAAAATGAGATATTTAGGTAAGCGTCCTAGTCAATTAAGTCTTAGTTTTATTATGACTAATGCTGAAGTAGCTACACTAAAAAACTTTGTAGAAAATACAATTAGAGGAACTATACGCTTTGGTTTTCCACACCCTAGAACCAACACTATCGAAGAAGTTAGAATAATTCCTCAAGGAGATAGCTTGTTTACTACAAGCTATCTTGCCCCAGGATATTGGACAGTATCACTACAGTTAGAAGTATTACCATGAGCAGATTAACATCAATGTCTCCAGAGGCATTAAAAGCAATATTTTCTCCAGAAACAGATACTAATTTAATTACTACTGTAACTATTTATGATCCTGATAATGTAAACAATGTTGTACTAAGACTTTGTGACAGTTTCACTAAACGTATTAGTGAAACTGCTGAAGAAGTTATATATGGTATTACTTGGAAAGGCAGCGATTATACTTTTTTGCCTATGGAAATCAGTTTGCCTACTGAAGAACAAGGTCAAGCACCTAAATGTTCTATTACTATGTTTGACGTAACTAGATATGTGGTACCTATTGTTAGAACTATTACTGGCCCTCCAAAAATAAAGTTAGATTTATTACTATCTAAATATGTAGAGCCAGGTAATGCATTGTTTAATGTTAATGCTGATGCAGAGGCTACTTTTAACGATTTTTACATAAGTAATTTTACTTATAATAAAGATCAAGTTTCTGCCGAATTAACTATGATAAATTATGAACGTGAACCTTTTCCGCTTCATAATTTTACTCCAGCATATTTTCCAGGATTATTCTAATGTGGTCAAATAAATATATTGGAATTCCTTTTAAGGAACGTGGTAGAGATTTTAATGGTGTAGATTGTTGGGGATTGGTTAGACTTATTTACAAAAATGAGTTTAATATAACATTACCTAGTTTTGTTGATGACTATACAACAACAGATGATACATCTAGGCTAGAAGAATTAATTGCTCAATATCGTGAAGGTTGGGACGAAATAACTGCGCTTGAATCAGGCGCAGTTATTTTATTTAAGCTACTTGGAAGCGAATCCCATATTGCTGTAGCTATAAACGATAAACAATTTATTCATATTAGTGAAAATTCTACTAGTGTTGTTGAGTCTATTGATAGCGTCCTATGGCGTAAGCGTATAGTTGGATATTTTAAGTATAATTCTAGCAAAAATGTTATACTAAATACCGTTCCACATCCCCTAAAAACTGAACGATATACACTACCAATAACTCCTGGTACTACTCTACAGCAACTACACACTTTTGTAGTTGATGAGTGGAAAGTTGCACCAGAATTAAAATCCTATGCAGCTATACTTGTAAACGGTCGCCCTATTACAGTAGAGCGGTGGGATACTTTTGTCCTTAAAGACACAGATGTTGTCGAATACAGAGCTATTCCTGGAAAAGATGTTGTTAGACTAGCACTATTTGTTGCGCTAGCTATTTATGCCCCCTATATTGCCGGAGCATTAGAAGGTGGATTAATTGCAGCTACTAGTGGTGGTTTAGTAGGTTCCTCAATTGCTGCTGGTTGGGCAGCTGGAGCTGTAGGTAGTACTTTTGCTACAATGGCAGTTACTATTGTTGGCGGAGCACTAATTAATGCAATAGCACCAGTACGTCCGCCAACAACAAAAGATCCCGGTACTACAGAACAACAGTATATGGTTACTGGTGGTGCCAATCAATCAAACCCATATGGGGCTATACCAGTAATATTGGGTAAAGTTCGTATGACACCGGCCCTTGGTGCCCAAAATTATGCTACATTTTTAAATGAGCGTGATAGCTACTTAACAATGCTATTGGCCTGGGGATATGGCCCACTAAATATAGATGCTACAACTTATAAAATTGGTGAAGTTGCACTTAATCTAGGCCAACAAAATCAAAGCTATCAGTTTGCTAAGTTTGACAGTCCTAATCAAACACAGGACATGTTTATCACACTAGATAGAAAAAATGATAGTGCTGATGCAGCAAATATTGAAAAATTTAATACTATTTATAGCAGTGATGTATATCAAAATTTAGTTAATACAGCACTAACTGGTGCTAGAGATGCTAATAACAAAGCGTATAGTCCACTACAAAATGGTAATACACAAACTCAGTCTGTTATGGGTTATGTTGGTGGTGAGCAAGACCAGCGTTACGGCGAAACAGACCAATACACAATTAATGCAATTCCTGCTGGACCATGGATCACTGCTGCAAATAACGGCGATAGTGTAAATACATTAGTAGTAGATATACATTTTCCACAGGGTTTGAGTAGGATAAACACTAAAGCGGGTGATCGTGAACCTGCACCTGTAAATATAGCTATTGAATATAGCACAAATGGTGGCACGACTTGGAATAGTTGGATAGAACCATATACAGCATATGCAGGCGGTAAATCAGTTGGCGGATTAATTGGTAGCGATGCGGCTAAAAAAGACGCATTTACTATTAGTTTTGAAAAGAACTTTCCTACTGGCACAACAGGTACACTAAGTGTTAGAGCACGCAGAGAAAATGGTGATGATCCAGATATAGTACCAGACTATAGGTATAGTGATACTGTAACATTTTTAGCCGCAACATTCTATAAAACACCTAGTAATGGTGAAATATTAGTAGATCCACGTAATTCTAAAATAGCTAAAACTGCACTACGCATTAAGGCTACTGATCAAATTAATGGTCAACTGGATGGTATTAATGCTATTGTACAAACTTGGTTAAATCGTTATAACGGTACCAGTTGGAGCTATGGAACAAGTAGTAATCCAGCAGATTTGTTTAGATATGTACTACAACATCCAGCAAATCCGCAACCCGTTACAGATAGTCAATTAGATTTACCACAAATACAATATTGGTGGAATTACTGTAACCAGAATCGTTCTATTACTTATACACCAACTGTTGGTAGCCAAAAAACCGAAACTTTTAAGTTAGAGTATAATAGCATAATAGCAGATACGCGTAGTATTATGGATATACTACGTGATATATGTGCAGCCGGCAGGGCCAGCCCTGCACTTATCAACGGCAAGTGGTCTGTAACTATTGACGAACCAAAGTCAAATATTGTACAACACTTTACTCCGCACAATAGTTGGGGATTTGAGGGAATTAGAGCCCTACCAAAACTACCAGACGGATTGCGTGTAAACTTTTTAGATGAAGATAACAACTATCAACAAAGTGAAATAATTGTATATAAAACAGAT